TATGGCATTAGTAGATCTAAAAACAGATCTAAAGTCTTTAAAATTTGAAAGTGGTATAAATAGAAAACCACTTGTAGTTAAAGATGTAGATCAAGAAGGTGGAAGAAATTCCATGATGGCTGTACAAGGCATCCTCGCTGGTAAGCGACTGGATGATACTATTCGTATGGCCAAATTGGTAATTGCCAAACCAGGTCTATCACATGTCGCAAAACAAGCAATTAATGGTTTTATAAATGCTGCTGATACTAAAGCAGTATATGCAGCCGGTCCTAAATTAGGTAAAGATCTTATTGATAAGGCTTTAGATATACTAGCAACTGCTGTTACTAATATAGGACAAACTCCATTAAACGGATTAGGTCTACATTTATATAAAGGTATACTTCAGGTTAAAGGTAAAGATTATAGAGACTATACTAAAAGAGAATTCGGTGATTCTGATGATTTACAAAAAAAGCAAATTAAAACAGGACATACTACTGTAGTTTCTAGAGGTATAACTAAAACTAAAAAGATACCTTTAAATGACGGTACTGACCTACCAAAATCAGCTGGAAGAATTAACTATAAAGCAGCAGATCTTGATTTTAATAGTAATCTTGGCAATGGAGTGAATAATAAAATTACAGTAGGTGAGCCTCAAAAAAATGGTTTAGACACCGGCTTAGCAGAAGATATGATACCTTTTAGATTTTATGTATTTGATCAAGGTAAAAGTAAAGAGGCAGCAATACTGAATTTTAGAGCTCATTTAGATACTTTTAGTGATAACTATAACGGAATGTGGAATAAAACACAGTATATTGGAAGACCTGAATCTTTCGTTAACTATACTGGGTTTGAAAGAAATGTTCAACTAGGATTTAAAATAGCAGCGTATAGTAGAGTAGATTTAGTACCATTATATAGAAAATTAAACTATTTAGTTTCAACCACAGCTCCTACATTTAGTGATGATGGTTTATTTATGAGAGGTACTTTTTGTAAAGTAACTGTAGGAGATTATTTAGATAGAGCTCCTTGTACTGTTAATACTGTTAACTTAAATTGGCAGCAAGATTATCCATGGGAAATACAACTTGCCCCAGACAAAGAAAAAGACATTATTAAAGTACCTCACGTTTTAGATGTGAGTGTTTCAATGGATGTACATCATGAATTTATACCTCAAACTGGTTTAGTACCTTTCATAGGACCTCAGAAATCTAAATTCATTGAAATGACAGATGGGAAACCTATGGAAATAGGTAACCAAACTAATATATATGATGATTTATAATAAATGAATAGATATCAAACAATACAAGGACAGTTAACAGAAGAAGGAACAAGATATATACAAAACGCTATATATCCTGATATTCCTGAAACTGCTGAGGATATCTATGTTATAACAACAGTAGGTGATAGGTATGATACTCTAGCACAGCAGTTTTATAGAGATTCAAGTTTATGGTGGATTATTGCAACTGCAAATCCTTCCGGAAAAACAGATAGTCTGGTAACTCAGCCAGGAACTCAAATAAGAATACCAGCTAACCAAAATGAAATCGTATCGAAGTACAAGGATTTAAATTCTAAAAGATAGGTTATGTCAGATGGAGTATTTTACAAAGAACCAATACCGTCACTAGATACTTTAAGCACAGAAGTAATTGCTCAGCTTAAACATCGTGCAGATATTTTTAGTAAAAAATCTACGGACGAATTTACACCAGAGTTTATACAACAATACTTAAACGGTAATAATGCATGGGTAAGAGTTGTATCTGGAGTAAAAGTTATAGATGATGATAAAGCTCATGAGCAATTCATACTTCAAGGCGGTACATTAAGTAAAGATAGAAAACAACATCGACAAGGGTTTGATTTTGAAAACTCTTTTATAGATAGTGATAAAGGTTTTTATACTTTTGAAGAAAATGAAGGAATGGTGCCGACTCCCGGTATACTTTCTTTTTCTGTTACTAATAGAGGTAATAGTGGGTTCACTAGGGAAGCTAACATAGTAGTAAGATGTTATTCTAGAGCGCAGTTAGCTAAAATGGAGCAACTATATATGAGACCTGGATTTCCTATACTAGTAGAATGGGGACATTCGGTATATGTAGATAAAGGAGGTAGTGCTAACTATGAACCTCAAAAACTTAGCGACGAAACTGCAATCACTACAAGCCCTCAAGATCCAAAAGTAATAGAAGATGCTATTAGTAAAACAATAGAAGACTCAGGTCAAAACTACGATGCATTACTTGGATTTGTAAAAAATTATGAATGGAGATATGAACCTGGTTTTTACGAATTAAATATTGAAGTATTAGGAAAAGGTGCAGCATCTGAATTTACTAAAACTATGTACGGTGTTCAAGGTCAATCCACTGCAGGAGCTCAAGATGAAATAGAGTTTGATGAGGCAGAATCTTTAGATAGTAATTTTGCATCTATATTTAATAGAATAGCTAAAACTACAGTAAGAACTAAAGGAGATGATGTAAAAGATACTATAAATGAAGTAGAACAAGATAGACTTGATACAGCATTAAAAAAATATGAGGATGATATAACAGGTATCATTGAAGAAATAAATTCACCAGAAGGTGATTTTGAGTTAAAAGCATACTACTTACCATTTAAAACCACAGATATAAAATGGTATTGGGTTTATGTACCTCTACGCTTTGTGTTAGGTGCAATTAATTATTACTATATGCCAAAAATTGGTGGTCAAGCAGCTGATAAAGGAAAGTTTACTACTAAAAGCGGTAGGTGTTTATATTTAACCTACGAAGATCATTTTAGCGGTGATATAGAAACATGTTTACTACCTCAACAAACAGGTACATTAGGATTAGATACAAAAGATCTCCCAGGAGAAAGAGATGGTACCGGAGAAATGACTGGTGATATAATGGATATTTATGTCAATGCTTATAAGGTTTATGATCTCTATACTAAAATTAAAAACGAAGCTACAGCAGATAAAGAATTTACTATTCAATATTTTCTTAAAAGTTTAATGGAGCAAGTTGAGACTGCAATAGGTGGTATTAACGATTTTGAATTATATAACGATTTTTATTTAGATTCAGAATTAGGACCTAGTATGGTAGTAGATAGAAACGTACTTCCAAACCCAAGTTTAGCTGATAAAGAAGTACTTGAAATACCTGTAATGGGTAAAAAATCTTATTTAAGATCTTTATCAGTAGATAGTCAACTTAGTAATTCAATGTTAAATTATATTGTATCTCAAGCCATTATACAAGGACAGAGTGCTGATAAAGCAACTAACGATGGAATGTCTAGGTTTAATGCAGGTATAGAAAAAAGATTTACAGTCTCAGGAGATACTCAACAAGGAGGAAATACTCCTAAAGAAGCATTTGAAAAGAAAAAAGCGACATTTCAAGAAACGTTTGATAAATTAACTAAATCAAAGTCCTATCAAAAAGATGCTTCTGAAAAGATCTCTACAACTGCTAATGAAATAATGCCATATGATTTACAAACTGCAATGGCGTCCTCTAAAAACTCTGATGGTAAAGGTCCTGCTAGAGGTCATGTTGGAGCTAACTTAAATTTAGAGATGTTAGGTATAGGAGGTATAAAAATATTACAGTTTTTTACCTTACCTGAAAAACTACTACCAGAATCATATGTAGAAGCAGGAGTAGGATTCCAAGTAAATAATGTATCTCATGATATAAATAATGGAATGTGGACAACTAGATTAGAAGCAAGAGCTGTAATATTGAAGAAATAATGTATTTACCAAAATCTAAATATAAAGGACCTTTTACTGCCGCTGGAGGAGAAAATTCTCTACTGGTAAAAGAAACATTGAAACCTTTTAGAGGTAAGTATATTATTACATATAAAAACCAATACTTTGAAGGTGAATCACCTGTTGATGCTAAAAGGGAACTCATACTAAAAAAAGATTATGAAAAAAATCTAAATAAAAAGAACGAAACTCCTGCTATCAAAGCATATACAGAAGGTCCTACAGAAAATGATTACAAAAATAAAAAATACAAAAGACACTTTATTAAAGATTTACGAAAAGGTAAAATTAAAGAAGTAGATTTAAAACAATATAAGTTAGCTGTAAAGTATCCATCACATCAAGGAATTATACTTGAATGGAATTTATCTACACCTGCTGATGATACATACTACAATGGATATCTGTATATTGGCTCAGCCTCAAGAAATAAACAAACAGTGGATACCGCTGAAAAAACAATGAAAGGTATAAGTAATTACCTAAATGACCCAAAACAGTTTGTAGTTTAACTTTTTTTACTTATATTAATATAAAGTAAAGGTTTTTTACAAGTGTTTTATATTTTAGAAGAAGAAGATAAGTTACAGAGACTAGAGAAGTTAGCAAGACTTGGTTGTTATGTTGATGTTATTTCATCTAACAATAATTTTCATCCTAAACTTGCATCATTAACTGCTGTCTACATAAGACTGGTAGGTTCGAAAAATGGTTATATAATTCCCATCAATCATAGCGAAGGACTTAATGTAGATAAAGAACGTATCTACACAATTTTATCTAAAGCAAGTAAACTATATACACTTAATAAGAAAGACTTACTCTACTACTTTAATCTACAAGGAGCAACGGATTTATCGTTGTTATATAGCATGGTGGAATTCGATAGATTAGAGTATGTGAGAGAAACAAATAAGATAAATTATTTTTATAACAGACATAGAGACTTTAACAACATAAACCAAATAATTCCTCTTAGTCTTTTATATGATAATTCAGAAAATATTTACAAACAAGTAAGTAAAGTTATCGAATATGACATACCTGAAGGGTTTGAGTTTTATAATACAGTTGCAACTAATGTTTTTTATTTATTAGAACAGCATGGGCTAGGAATATACTACGATGCTTTCAATACATTATTTACTCCAAAGAATCCTTTATATAATATTGAAGATAATATAACTTACACCTCATATAATTTATACAATGCTACATCTCGCCCTACTAACGCTTTCAATTCTGTTAACTTTGCAGCTATTCCAAAGAGCCCAGAACACAGAAAATGCTTTAAGCCACAAGGAGATTATTTTGTTGAGTTTGATTTTGATGGCTATCATCTTAGGCTCTTATCTGAACAGATAGACTATGAATTAACTGAAGAATCTGCTCATAAACAGTTAGCAAAGCAATATTTCAATAAAGAAGAAATCACAGATGAAGAATACAACGAAGCAAAACAGATTAACTTTCACGCAATTTACGGAAAGATACCAGAGAAATACGCTTTTCTCAGCGTGTTTGAAAAAATCGATGGATTTATCAAAAGTCTTTGGACCGAATACGAAACTAACGGAAGAATCTTGGCGCCAATTAGTAATAAACCGTTCACTAAGGCGTTAAAAGGTATGAATCCTCAGAAACTGATGAATTACGTTATGGAGTCCCTTGAAACTTCTCGTAATATATTAATATTAAAAGATGTTTTGAGATATTTGAAAAATAAAAAAACCAATGTCGTTTTATATACGTATGATGCACTCTTATTTGATTTTTATAAAGAAGATGGCAAAGAAACATTGAATGACATACAGAGAATACTGAGTGAGACAGGAAAATACCCAGTTAAATTTAAGTACTCACAAAATTTAGTTTTATAATTTAAAAACATATTTATAAATGATACAACAAACAGTTATACAAGAAAACCGATTCGATTACGATTTCGGTATAACAAGTTTAAACGATGATATGAGCAACAAACTATTCTGTACCTTCTCTACAACAAATGAGTTAGAGAATACCTTACAGGAGATACAGGAAAGATATAGAATTATTTACAATAAAATTTTCGTACTATATTCCAAAAGTCAAGATGAATATATTTGTACGTATAATGTTGATTATGTAAATGTTTCTAATTTTTTAGAGAATACAATTTTAGTGCATAGGAAAAAGGAATCCAACACCCTATATACTATCAATGCACTAAATACTTTAGTCAAAGAACTCAATGATGGTAAGCTCGATAAAGAGTTTAAGATCAATTGGAATGATTATAGAAATTGTATATTGCTCACCAAAGGTCCTGAATTAAAAAGGATCAATACGAAACTTTTTCGTATAATAGAGTTGGAATCGTAAAAAAAAGTTCTTATATTATAGAATATAATAACGTTATAAATTAAAAATAGTTATATGAATTTAGATGCAATCCGCGCAAAACTTGATGCGTTAAACAACAATGGTCAGGAAAGAGAAAAAACTGACTATTCCACAATTTTTTGGAAACCTGAATTAGGGAAGCAAACAGTAAGAATTGTACCGTCTGCTTTCGATCCTACATTTCCGTTTAAGGAATTAAAATTCCACTACGGTATAGGAAAGTACCCGATGGTCGCTTTATCAAATTTTGGTAAGCAAGACCCTATAGAAGAGTTCGTAAAAGAACTTAGAAAAACTAACGATAAAGACAACTGGTCTCTATCTGGTAAAATCAGCCCTAAAACTAGAATTTTTGCTCCTGTAATTGTTAGAGGAGAAGAAGATAAAGGTGTTAGATTATGGGGATTTGGTATTACCATCTACAAAGCTTTACTAGCATTAGCTGAAGACGAAGATGTAGGTGATTACACAGATGTTATTAACGGTTGGGATCTTGTAGTTGAAATGACTCAAGGTAATCCTTATCCTACTACTACTGTTAGAATCAAACCTAAGCAAACTGCTCTTTCAGATAATAACGATTTAGTTGATAAGTGGTTAAAGGAACAACCTAACCCTGTAGAGTCTTTCACTCAGTATGATTATGACTTTGTTAAGAAGCAACTTCAGAATTACTTATCTCCAGGCTCAGAAGAAAATGATGCACCTGCTGCATTACCTGGCGGTAAGGATACTCCATCTGCTTCAACAACTTCTAATTTTACTTTAGAAGGAGCAACAGAAGGTAAAAAAGATAAAGTTTCACAATTTGACGACTTATTTAACGAATAATGGCTAAGAAAAAAGAAGTACAAGAAAAAGCAACAGCTGCTGTACAGAAGTCTTTTAACCTTAGCAACTTTAAAAAGAAGAAAGGTTACTCGAATGCTTCTGTTAAATTTAAGGAGCAAGGTTGGATTCCACTATCCAAAGCCTTTCAAGATATCACATCCTTACCCGGTATTCCTACCGGACATATCACTTTATTGCGTGGACATAGTGATACGGGCAAAACAACTGCCCTTTTAGAAGCTGCGGTGAATGCTCAAAAACTGGGCATTCTCCCGGTCTTCATTATTACTGAGATGAAATGGTCTTGGGAACATGCAAGAGAGATGGGATTAAAATTTGATGAAGTTAAAGATGCTGAAGGTAACGTATTAGACTACGAAGGTCATTTTTTATATGCAGATAGAGGTACGTTAAATACTATTGAAGATGTAGCAGTTTATATTGCTGATCTTATGGATGAACAAGCTAAAGGTAATTTACCTTATGATATGTGTTTCTTCTGGGATAGTATTGGATCAGTACCTTGTGATCTTTCGGTTAGATCAAACAAAAATAATAACGAGTGGAATGCTGGTGCAATGTCTACTCAGTTTGGTAACAACCTAAATCAAAAAATTCTATTATCTAGAAAAGAGAACTCTCCTTATACTAATACTTTAGTAGCTATCAATAAGGTCTGGACTATGAAACCAGAAAGTCCTATGGGACAGCCAAAGCTACAGAATAAAGGAGGTATGTCAATGTGGTATGATGCTACTTTAGTAGTTACTTTCGGGAATATTACAAACCCAGGTACGTCTAAAATAAAAGCTATCAAATCAGGCATGCAAGTCGAGTTCGCTAAAAGAACAAACGTTCAAATAGAAAAGAATCATATTGGAGGAGTTCAATCTAGAGGAAGAGTAGTTATGACTCAACATGGTTTTATACCTGATGATAAACGTGCAATCGATAAATATAAAGATGAGCATAAAGATCACTGGTTGAAATTAGTCGGTAGTTTAGACTTTGACCTAATAGAAGAAGGAGATTTAGAAGAAGATGTTATCACTCCTAACCTTCTTGATTAGTGGACTACAAAAATATTCTTAACAATCTAAAAGAGACCCCACCTAGAGCTTTAAACGACCATATACTGATCGTAGATGGAATGAACACTTTGATTAGGTCGTTTTCACTGCTCAAGGCGATGAATCCCACAGGCACGCATATCGGAGGCCTCGTGGGGTTCCTTCGCTCTTTGGGGTATATTACTCGTATTTTTGACCCTACAAGAGTCTTAGTTATATGGGACGGAAAAGGTGGATCAGGTAATCGACAAAATATTGATCCTAACTATAAAGCTCATAGAGCAACTTCACGTATTACTCATTGGGGTCTATATGATACTAAAGAAGAAGAAACTGAAGCGCTTATAGGACAGTTATTTAGAGTACAGGATTATTTAGAATGTTTACCTGTTCAACAAATAGGTTTAGAAAAATTAGAAGCAGATGATATAATGGCATATTTAGCCAAAAGAGCTTCTAATGCAGGTAAAAAAGTTACAATAGTTTCTTCTGATAAAGATTTTTTACAGTTAATAGATAATAATATAGAAGTCTATGCACCAGTAAAGAAAAAAACTTTTACAAAAGATAACATATTAGAAGAAATAAAAGTATTACCTACAAACTTTAATATAGTTAAATCACTACTTGGTGATAACTCAGATAATCTACCAGGTGTAAAAGGATTAGGTATAAAGACTATTGTAGCTGAATTTCCTAAGTTACTTACTGAAAAAACTGATCTAGATTATGTATATAAAGTAGCAGAAGAAAAGTTAGAAGGTAAAAAGATATTTGCAAAAATATTACATAACTGGGATAGAGTAGAAAAGAATTTTCAAATGATGGATTTACATGATACATCGTTAGATGAAAATGAAATACTTCATGTAGAAGACAGATTAAAGGAACCTGTCCCTGATTTACAAACAGGTGCGTTTTTACACTTATTAGATCAAGATATGATTGAAGGTGTAACGAAAAACACCGATGGGTGGTTAGAAAATTTTAGAGGATTAACAACAGTAAAATGAAACAACACTTACAAAGGTACATAGGTTGGTATTTGTTAGCAATTTCTTCTTTATTGATCTATACAGGTCAGTCAGAAGCTTGGATTATATTTGTTATTACGTTACTAAAAATTCCACCGTTTGACTGGGTAGGAAGAGCTCTAGATTGGGCTGGAGGTATAGGAGTCAAATGGGGATTAAAACTCAAAGCTTGGAAAGACACACAATCTAAACCAGTTAGAGTTATAGTTACTATTACAGCAGCAATAATTATTTTGCTACTTTTATTATTTGGACCAGAATGTGATATATGTTAATGATGGATAGTTTAGGGACTGTTAATATTAAAAAAGGAGTCATTGCCGGTAATTTTGATGTTATACACCCAGGTTATATTTCTATGTTTAAAGAATGCAAGGCTAATTGTGATGCTTTTGTAGTACTTTTGCATACTGATCCTTCAATAGAAAGACCTCATAAACTTAAACCTATACTCTCCTCAGATGAGAGAAAAGAAATGCTAATGTCAATTAAATATATTGACGATGTAATCAGATATACTTATGAAGAGCAGTTATACGATTTACTTAAGGTAGGAGAATTTGATGTTAGATTTTTAGGTGATGATTATAAAGGTAAACCGTTTACTGGAGATGATTTAAAAATACCTATTCATTATTTGAATAGAGACCACGGGTGGTCAACAACGAAGTTTAAACAGTTAATTGCAAAAAGTTATGAAAAAGTTAGTAATAGTTAGCGGATATTTCAATCCCCTACATAAAGGTCATTTAGAGTTATTTGAAAAAGCAAAAGAAGTTGGAGACTTACTTTGTGTTATAGTAAATAACGATAAACAAAGAGAGCTAAAAGGTTCTCAGTTCTTTCAGGATGAAGAAGAAAGAATAAAAATTATAAGAGCATTAAATATAGTAGATATGGCATGGATATCAATTGATCAAGATTCAACTCAAAATGCTACATTAAAAATGTTAGTAAATAAGTTTTACGGTGGTATGAAACTTGCATTTGCAAATGGAGGTGATCAAAATAATGATACTATACCTGAAGCAGAAATATGTAAAATGTTTGATATAGAATTAATTGATGGATTAGGAGAAAAAATACAATCTAGCAGTTGGTTATTACAAAAAAAATAGTTATATTAGTTTAAATAAGGTTATATAAATGACATTAAAAAGTTTACAGCAATACGGTAAAGGATTCCAACTAAAAGTTCTAGGTTCATTACTTACCGACAAGAAATTTCTTCTCAACGTTAGAGATGTTTTATACGATTACTACTTTGATGCAGATTCACATAAATGGATAGTAGGTCAAATCATTGACTACTTCGATAAGTACCATACTAATATTACTATGGATGTTCTTAAAGTAGAACTTCAGAAAGTAGAAAATGAGGTACTTCAAGTAGCATTGAAAGAAGAGCTTAGAAATTCATATCAAGCTTCTCAGGAGGATCTAGAATATGTACAAGAAGAATTTACAACGTTTTGTAAAAACCAGGAAATGAAAGCAGCTATTTTGAATGCTGCAGATCTCCTTAAACAGAGCGATTTTGATGGTATAAGAAACTTAGTAGAAAAGGCTATGAAAGCCGGTATGGATAAAAATATAGGACATGAATATAATAAAGATGTTGAAACTCGTTACAGAGTTGATTATCGTCCTACTATTCCTTCTCCCTGGAGTATCCTTAATGATGGGATTCAAGGTGGTTTTGGTCCTGGTGATCTTGGTATCGTTTTTGGGAATCCTGGTGGTGGTAAGTCTTGGACTATGGTTGCTATTGCTGCTCATGCTGTTTCACTTGGTCATAAAGTTAACTACTATACATTAGAGTTAGGTGAAGATTATGTAGGTAAGAGGTTTGATTGTTATTTTACTGGTCATTCAATAGATGAAGTAAATAAACATAGAAAAGAAGTGCAGACCTATATTGATAACCTTAAAGGAAGATTAATAGTAAAAGAGTATGCTCCGAAACAAGCAGGTGTTGGTACTATTAGATCTCATATCCAGAAATGTATTGATATGGATCATAAACCTGATTTAGTTATAATAGATTATGTAGATTATTTACGTGCTCCTTCTAAAGGTAGATTTGCAGAACGTAAAGATGAAATCGATGATGTATTTATAGCTACTAAAGGTCTAGCTAAAGAAATGAAAATACCTATTCTAACACCATCTCAGGTCAATAGAATGGGGGCTAAGGATTCTGTTATTGAAGGTGATAAAGCAGCAGGGAGTTATGATAAGATGATGGTTGCAGATATCTGTCTCTCACTTTCTCGTCAGAAAGAAGATAAAGTACTTGGTACTGGTAGAATACATGTTATGAAAAATAGATATGGACAAGATGGTATGACATATAATATTAAAATGGATACTAATAATGGTCATATCGAGTTCGTAGATAGAGCTACAGCAGAAGAGTTAGAAAATAATTCTGACCAAAACTTTACCTTCGATCGACAAACTGTCAACAAAATTTTTGAAAAAATATAAAAAAAATCAGGACGAAACGTAAATATATATTATATTTATATCGGACGTCCCCACGGTAAGACCAAGGGGATGTTTTTGTCTTGTCAATCACCAAATATATAAAGATATATGAGTTTATTAAAAGAAAGAATAGTTTACAAACCCTTTGAATATCCCCAAGCATTTGATTACTGGTTAAAACAACAACAAGCACACTGGCTTCATACAGAAGTTCCAATGGCTCAAGATGTTTCTGACTGGAAAAGTAATTTAAAAGATCACGAAAAAAACGTTGTTGGTGGGATCCTAAAAGGATTTGCTCAAACTGAAACTATCGTTAACGATTACTGGTCAACATTGGTAACTAAATGGTTTAGAAAACCAGAAGTTATTATGATGGGTACGACTTTAGGTTCTTCTGAAACTATTCATGCTGAGGCTTATTCTTTATTGAACGAACAGTTAGGGTTAGATAACTTTGCAGAGTTTTTAGAAGATGAAACTACGATGGCAAAGATTGAAAACTTGATGAATGTAAGAGACGGTCATGATGGAACACCTAATTGGCATGATAGAGCTAAGTCATTAGCGATTTTTTCCGCGTTTACAGAAGGTGTGAATTTATTTTCTTCTTTTGCTGTTCTATTATCATTTAAAATGAGAAACTTATTAAAAGGAGTAGGTCAGATAGTTGAATGGTCTGTTAGAGACGAGTCACTACATTCAAATGCCGGATGTTGGTTGTTTAGAACATTAATGGAAGAACACCCAGAATTTAAAACCCCAGAACTTGTAGCTGATATTGAAGATGCTGCTAAAAACGCTTTACAGTTAGAGTTTGACTTCATTGATAAAG